GACGGCGAAGGCGGTGCTGAGGTTTATTCAGCCGCAACGACCCGCGATCAGGCGCGTATCGTCTTTGATGACGCCAAAAACATGATTAAGAAAGCGCCCCGCACGCTGGGGCGGCTTTTTGGTCATGTAAAACTGAATATTCACCAGGAGAGAACGGCATCGAAGTTTGAGCCGCTTTCAAGCGACGCCAACAACCTTGATGGCCTGAACATTCACTGCGGCATAGTCGATGAGCTGCACGCTCACCGTACCCGTGATGTGTGGGACGTGCTTGAAACAGCAACGGGGGCGCGTCTTCAGTCGCTGCTGTTCGCCATTACCACGGCGGGAACAAACAAAGAAGGTATAGGCTTCGAGCAGCGTGATTACGCCATCAAAGTGTTGCGCGGCGTTCTGGACGATGACACGTATTTTGCCGTCATTTACACCCTGGACGAAGACGATGATCCGTTTGACGAAACAAACTGGCCAAAAGCTAACCCCGGACTCGGTGTTTGTAAGCGCTGGGATGACATGCGACGCCTGGCTAAAAAGGCGAAAGAGCAGGTAGCTGCACGTCCAAATTTCTTCACTAAGCACCTGAATATCTGGGTTACAGCTGAAAGCGCCTGGATGGACATGGATCGCTGGGCGAAGATGCCGGTAACCGCAGAGGAGGTTAAGCGTAAAGGCTGGCCTGTTTGGGTAGGCGTTGACCTTGCGAATAAGATTGATATCTGCGCTGCAGTAAAAGCATGGCGTGATCCGACAGGGGAAACGCATATTCAGCCCCGTTTCTGGTTGCCGGAAGGTCGTATTGAAACGGCACCTAACCATATTGCTGAGCTATACCGCAAATGGGCCGATGCCGGACATCTTGAGCTGACGGACGGAGATGTTATCGATCACGGGGTGATTAAGGCTGAAATAGTGGAATGGCTAAAAGGCGAGAACATTAAAGAGATCGCTTTTGACCCGTGGAGCGCATTGCAGTTTAGCCTGGCATTAGCTGAAGAAGGTCTGCCGCTGGTGGAAGTACCGCAGACGGTTAAAAACCTTTCAGAGTCAATGAAATCAGTACAGGCAGAAATTTACGGCAATAAATTCCACCATGACGGCAATCCTGTCATGACCTGGATGATGGCAAATATCACCGTCAAGCCAGACAAAAACGATAATATCTTTCCTAACAAATCCACGCCGGAAAACAAAATTGACGGACCGGTTGCATTGTTCACTGCCAAGAGCCGACTTCTGGTAAATGGCGGCGGTGATGCACAGGATCTGAGCGGCTTCTTTGAAAATCCGATAATGATAGGTTTCTGATGAAAAAGAATAAGCAGCCCGGCAAGGTTAAAAGCGCCTTGCTTAATTGGCTCGGAGTTCCTATTAGCCTGACTACCGGCACGTTCTGGGAAGAATGGTTTGGCATGAGCAGCAGCGGAAAGGTAGTGACGGCTGACAAAGCGATCCACCTTTCTGCTGTCTGGGCTTGCGTAAGGTTACTGAGCGAGTCGGTTTCGACACTGCCACTTAAGATATACGAGCGGCAGGCAGACGGTTCGCGAAAGCCTGCAATAAATCATCCTGTTTATCAGGTGTTATGCCGACGCCCAAATATGGAAATGACGCCTTCGCGATTCATGCTGATGCTGGTGGCCAGTATTTGCCTGCGCGGCAACGCCTTCATTGAAAAAAAGATGATAGGCAGCAAGCTCGTGTCGCTCGTTCCGCTGTTACCACAGAATATGGTGGTGAAACGTCTCGAAAACGGTCGGCTGGAATATACCTATACAGAAAATGGACAGAAGCGAGTCATTCCCGAGAGAAACCTGATGCATATTCGCGGGTTTGGTCTCGACGGTGTCTGCGGAATGATGCCAATGAGGGAAGGCCGCGACGTCATCGGCGCAGCCATGGCCGTTGAGGAATCAGCGGCAAAAATATTTGAAAACGGCCTGCAAAGCTCCGGTTTTTTATCCGCTGAACAGGCGCTGGACGCAGAGCAGCGCGAGCGGCTGCGCGGATATATGCAGGCGTTTACCGGCTCCAAAAATGCCGGAAAGATTATGGTCCTGGAAGGCGGACTGAAGTATCAAAACGTCACGATGAACCCTGAAGCGGCGCAGATGCTGGAGTCGCGGGCATTCAGCATTGAAGAGATATGTCGCTGGTTTCGTGTACCAGCTTTTATGGTCGGACATGCGAACAAGCAGAGCAGCTGGGCATCAAGCGTTGAAGGGATGAACCTCCAGTTTTTAACCAATACATTACGCCCGCTGCTGGTAAATATTGAACAGGAGATTTCACGCTGCCTTTTGGACGGCGACGATGATTTGTTTGCTGAATTCTCTGTCGAAGGTTTGCTGCGCGCTGACAGCGCCGGGCGGTCTGCGTACTACACAACCGCGCTGCAAAATGGCTGGATGTCACGTAATGACGTTCGCCGCCTGGAGAACATGCCGCCGATAGAAGGTGGTGATATTTACACCGTGCAGCTCAACCTGACGCCGCTGGAGGATCTTAAGCAAAATAGCAAAGCAGCACAGGCTGCAAACCTTCTCAAAATTCACAACTACGTTTTTCCTGATATTCCGTACGAACAATCCCCGCTGAAACAAGCGGCTTAGGAGCTATCCCAATGACACTGAAAAGCCTTCCGGCTGCACCGGCAGGGCGGCCTTCTGCACTCTCAAAACGGGATCTACCGTCTGCTGCTATGGAGCGGTGGAACGGCGGCATAAAAGCTGCAAAGCCGAATGACAGCAGCATTTCTATCTTTGACGTTATCGGCGCGGATTACTGGGGGGATGGCGTAACGGCGAGCCGTATAGCCGGCGCGCTGCGTTCGCTTAATGGCGCTGACGTTACGGTAAATATCAATTCTCCGGGCGGTGACATGTTTGAAGGCCTGGCAATCTATAACCTGCTGCGCGAGTACGAAGGAAAGGTCACAGTCAAAGTGCTGGGGCTCGCGGCTTCAGCAGCATCCATTATCGCAATGGCTGGTGACAGCATTCAGATTGGGCGCGGCGCTTTCCTGATGATTCACAACTGCTGGGTTTATGCGATGGGTAACCGGCATGACCTGGCACAAATTGCGTCTGATATGGAGCCTTTCGACAAAGCGATGGGTGACATTTACGCGGCACGAACCGGCCTCAGTTTAGAGGATGTAGCTGCGATGATGGACGGTGAAACATACATTGGAGGTAGTGAGGCCGTCGACCGAGGTTTTGCTGATTGTCTGCTATCCGCTGATGAAATTTCTGACGACGACAACAGTCCAGTCGCGGCACTGCGCAAGCTCGATGCAATGCTGGCGAAAACGGATACTCCGCGCTCAGAGCGTCGCAAGCTTCTTAAAGCTTTAACCGGCAGCAAGCCAGGCGCTGCTGCCAGTCCTGATGGTATGCCGGGCGCTACCAACGAAATCAACCCTGAAAATATTGCACAACTTGAAAGCGCCCTGGCGGCGTTCGGCAAATAAGGAAAACCCATGTCCGAAGTAAATGAGATTCTGAAAAAGGTCACGGCCAGTATTGAAGATGCTAATAGCAAATTCAGTGCTAAAGCTGAAGAAGCGCTGAAAGAAGCCAAAAAATCTGGTTCTCTTTCAGAAGAAACAAAAGCTGCTGTCGATAAAATGGCTTCTGAGTTTAATGCATTACGCGAGGCTGAAAAAACGCTAAAAGCTGCTCTTGGCGATTTGGAGCAGCACGTTGCTAATATGCCGCTGAATACAGCTGCAAAAGTTATTGAAACCGTTGGTCGTCAGGTGGTCTCATCTGAAGCGCTGAAAACTTTCACTGCAGGCGTAGAAGGTAATAAGCGGATCAGCATTCCGGTTAATGCGGCTCTTATCTCGGTTGATGTTCCCGGGCAGATTGTCGCACCGGATCGTCTTCCTGGTATCGACTCTCAGCCAAAGCAGCGCCTGTTTATCCGTGATCTGATTGCACCTGGTCGAACTGCGTCAAATACCATCTACTGGGTTCAGCAGACTGGCTTCACCAATAACGCAAAAGCGGTTGCGGAGAATACTACCAAGCCTTACAGCGAAATCGCGTTTGCTGAAAAAATCACACCTGTCCGCACTATTGCGCATTTATTTAAGGCGGCGAAGCAGATTCTGGACGATATGCCTCAGCTTCAATCAACGATTGATGCCGAACTGCGCTACGGCCTGAAGTATGTCGAAGAGCAGGAGATTCTGTTCGGAGATGGCACCGGTGCACACCTCGAAGGCATTATTCCGCAGGCTTCTGCATATGCCGCTGCTTTCGATGTGGCTAATCAAAATGGCATTGACGATCTGCGACTGGCAATGCTGCAGGCTCAATTGGCGCGCTTCCCTGCTTCTGGTCACGTTCTGCATTTTGTGGACTGGGCAAAGATCGAGCTGACTAAAGACACGCTGGGTCGCTATATCCTGGCTAATCCGGCTGCATTGACCGGTCCAACACTGTGGGGCTTGCCAGTAGTCGCCACCGAAGCAGCAGCATTTCTGGGCAAATTCCTGACCGGTGCTTTCAATGCAGGTGCGCAGATTTTCGACCGCGAAGACGCCAATGTCGTTATCTCTACTGAGAACGCCGACGATTTTGAGAAAAACATGATCTCAATTCGTTGTGAGGAGCGTCTGGCTCTGGCTGTTAAGCGTCCTGAGGCGTTTGTTTACGGCACCTTCACTGCACCGGCTGCTGCTGGCTCTTAATATCTGACAGCGGCCTGCGGGCCGCTTTTTCTCAGGAGTACTGCAATGAGACTTCAACTACTTAAACCTATTTATCACGATGGGGAAGTGCGCACCGAGGGCGTCATTATTGAAGTGCTGGAGCAGCATGGGCGTGAGCTGCAAAAAAAAGGTTATGCAAAGGCGGTTTTAGAAAACCCTCCTGCAGAGCAGCCAGAGCAGCCAGAGCAGCCAGAGCAGCCAGAGCAGCCAGAGCAGCCAGAGCAGCCAGAGCAGCCAGAGCAGCCAGAGCAGCCAGAGCAGCCAG